AAGCTGCGCGCCTTGGCCGAGCGCCGACGCCAGCATGTTTGTCGGCCCCATCGCCTGCTGCGCTTGAATCGTGCCGATGTTGGCGTAACCTTGGCCCAGCGCTTGACCCAGCCCGCCCTGGATACCAGCAAGATTCTGGCCGAGCGTCATGGCGTTAGCGCCAAGTTGCTGGCCGGTCGTCAACGCGGCGTTGGCTAGGTTGGTGCCCGTGCCCGTGTAAATATTGGCCAGAGAGCCGCCCACGCCTTGCTGAAGGTTGGCTAAGTTCGCGCCCGTGCCGCCATACAGGTTGGCGAGGTTAGAGCCCGTCGTGCCGTAAAGGTTGGCGAGGTTTGTGCCCTGCGTGCCGTAGATATTGGCGAGGTTGGTGCCCGTCGTGCCGTAAATGTCCGACAGCGCCGCGCCCGTCTGGCCCGCCACGTCGGCCAGCGCGCCGCCGGTCGAACCGTAGATATTGGCAAGATTGCCCGCGCCCGTGCCGTAAAGGTTGGCGAGGTTCTGGCCCGTCTGACCCTGAAGCCCGGCTTCACCTGCGGCCGTCTGGCCATACAGCGTCGCAAGATTACCCGCGCCCGTGCCGTAAAGGCTGCTAAGCCCACTGGCCGTGCCCGTGTAGGTCTGACCGATGTTCGCGCCCGTCTGGCCTGCAAGGCCCGACGCAACACCGGCCGCCGACAGGCCGCCCGACGACAGACCCTGAAGCCCCTGCGTCACGGCCTGACGGTTCTGCATAAAGCGGTTATAGGCGTTCTGATATTCTTGGCTGGCCGCTTCCTGCCCGTAACGCTGGCCAGCCCTTATGGCCGCGCCCGACTGACGCATACCGCCCGCGCCGAGCGTCGACTGCAACGCTCTCATGCCTTCCGCCGTGCGGAACGCATAGCCAGGATCCATTTGAAGCTGCGCTAATGTTGGATCTCGCGTATATTCGCCGCCCGCGCCATAAAGCGCCGCGAGACGATTAACGGCCTGCTCGCCGGCCGTCATATACGGCTGTTGGAACCCGACGCCCTGATTATAATAGTTCGCTAGGTTCTGAAGCGCGCCGGCCTGTCCCGCCTGAAGCGCTCCCGCGCCCTGCGCCATGCCGGCTTGAATAGCGCCCGCGCCGCGCTCCATGCCGCGACCGTAACTGGCCAGTCCCTGCGCCAGCGACTGTTGCAGCGCATTTGCGCCTTGCCCCATGCCTTCACGGATAGAGCCGATGCCCTGCGCACGGGCTTCCTGTAGCGCGGCTGCACGCTGTGCCTCCGCCTGCCGCAGCACGGCCTCACGGCGAACGTCAGATTCGCGCAGCGCCGCCGCGCTTCGCGCCGCACCAACGTCTGTGGCTTCTTCGGCTAAGTTACGGCCGCCAAGAAGCGCCGCTTCGCTAAGCGCGCGGCCCTCTAATAGCGCCGAACGGCCGCCAAGAAGCGCTTGCTGACGCTGGGCCTCGACAGCCTGCGCCTGCCCCTGCTGAAGTGCGGTCGTCGCTTGCTGCTGGGCTTTCACAGCGTCTTCGCGCGCCCTAGCTTCAGCCGCGCGCTGGGCGTCGGCCTGCTGCTGAGCCGCAATGGCCTGAATCATCATAGCCTGCTGCGTGGCCTGCTGCTGCGCTTGTGAGCTGGAACTGAAGCCCATTTTAGATCTCTCTGGTTAGCGTTCCATCGGGTTGCCGTTGGAAGCCGAGTCTTTCCAATATACCATACATGAACTCATGGCCTTTTTCGACACTTGTAAGCCGAGTGCCGGCCAGAAGTTTTTTCAACAATCCTGGCGACAGCCATTTGCGCCGCCATTCTGGAAGGATCGACACATGCGTCTCGCCGTCCTTCCTAAACACCGCCCCGATGGGCTCGCCGTCTCTGACGACCAGTTCCAACTGCCAACTTGCGGCAATCTTCAGATACTCGTCGAACGCGATAGGGTCTGGCCAATCGGTTGCTGCGTAGCCGATCTTTAAGGCCGTATCGCGGTCGTCAACAATATCTGTCGTCATTCATACAGCACATTGATAGAGCCGGCGTCAAAGTTAGCCGTGCCGGTCACAGTGGTGATCGAAAGCTGCGTCATGAGGTTGCCGAGCGTCACGTTACCCGCGCCGGTCATCACCGCCGTCGTGCCGTCTTTGACCGTATGATCGGCCGCATAAATGTAGTTAGTCGGATCGACCGCGCTGATTACAAGCGTGCCAGACACAGCGTCGGCGGCGGACGTGCTATTGATAAGGAACCCAGCCGTCGAACTATCAACCGTCGTGCCGGCGGCTGCTAAGCGCGCGCCCGTCGAGGCGTAGCCCGTGCTGGCGATGCCGCCGCCCGTTCCCAGCTTGACCAACAGCGGCGACGTGTTATCCGTCGAAACGCCATTAAACATGACCGTAACGCGGCGCACCCAATTCGGTATGCTATTAAAAGTTACTGACGTGCCGGTCGTCGTAGCCTGCACGGTTTTAGCCGCGATGCGCAGATAATCGCCCGCAATAGCGCTATCTTTGACGACAACGCCGTCAATGGTGACGCCGGCAGCAGACGTATATTCAGCAATCGTGTCCGTGCTGATCGTGCCGTTGACGGCCAGTTTAGTCGCCGGCACCGTCGTGCCGATACCGACCGATCCGGTGTTGGTGACGACAAACGGCGTCGTATCAGGATCGGTTTCGTCCTGCACAACAATCGCGTTGCCGGTGCCGATCTGCGTAACCTTCAGCGCCGGGCCAATCGAGTCCGTCGAGATCGTAACGTTGCCGGACAGAACTGGCGACACGGAGGTGAGCGGGGCCGTGACGTAATCGACCGTCCAAATCTCTACGTCGTTTTCATCGGTCAAGCGGAACTTATAGGACAGTTCGCCCAGCCAAATATTAGCCTCGCCGCGCGAATCCAGAATGACCGGGTTCTCGTTGGGCGTCAGGCCGCTATAGTCAGTATAGGACACTTGCGGCGTGGTCGTGCCGGCTGAATAGGTATAGACCTTACCGCCAACTAGCGGCGTGCCGTCCGCGTAAAAGAATTGGGCTTTTGGGGTAGGAGTTACGACTGCCATTATCCACCTACACAACTGGTTACGGTCAGGATGACCGAAGGAATTGCCGGAACCGGGCTAGACGCCGCCACATACGGAATCGACACGTTAGTGCTACTGGCCGAATAGATCAGTTCAAAATAATCGCCAGCCTGAAGGTTTAGCACGAAATTCCACGCCGCGACAGCCGCAGCATTCAAGCCATTGGCAAGCGTCACGTTAGTGGCGGAATCGGCTACATCAACGCCATTTATGCGCGGCCAGATATAAATCTGTTTCGTGCCGCCGCCGGTTTCTTTTAGCTGCGCCGAAAACTGGAAATTATACGTCGCCGTATTATCTACGAATATCTGCGACGTGACAGGGCCAACATAAACCCCGTAAACCAACTCAGACCCGTCAGCGCGTTCATAGGTATTGTTGAACGTAATCGCGTATGCCGTATTGATTACCGCCGGCGTAAACGTCGTTGTGCTGTAGAACGAGCCGTAACGCCGGCCAGCTTCGACGGCGATGTAAGTGTTATAGAACCAGCGATACCATTCGCGGGTGACAAAGTTCGTCACCTTATCCCAGATTGGAACGCGTGCGGCGGGCACGAGCGTGTTGTTGGGAAGATTAGGCATTCGTCGGGCTCATTATGAGTTCTGCGCCCATAATGGCGATCTTCACCGGATCTGTGCCAGAGATCTCATAAACGCGGTCGCGGATCTTAAGCGTCATGCCGAGACGCCGCCAAATCGTGCGGTAGCCGAACTGGCCAATTCGGCCCATAGATTTCCAATGCTCGTTTGACCATGTATGGCCGCCGTCATCTGACCAGCGCAGCATGACCTGCGGAACGATACCAGGAGCCGGAAGGTTGAGCGACGAAACGATGAAGTCGCCGTCTTCGGTTATGATATTCTTAAAATCTTCCGTAATAAGATACGTCGTGCCGAGCAAGCCGTAGTCATTACTGTTAAGACCGACGCCCGTTTCGCAATCAAGTTGCAAGCTGTGCTGCGTCGTGCGCTTCAGATTGTTTTCGCCGGTCGGCAATGCGCGCCCGGACCGCAGCCATTTCTGAACGGTGCCGGCTTCCGTGTAGACGGTCGGATCATAGGCGAAAAGAAACCCGCTAACGTAATCGCCAATAACGATTTCCTTGTTAAAGTTCATTTGGCAGTTGCCGCGATGACGCGTGAACTGGTTATTTTCCCAACCAGCGCGCTCATGCCAAAGCCCCGTCGCCACGTCATAAACCCACGTCGTATTGGCAGTTGGAAAATTCAGCACATAGAAGCTATGGCCGTCTTGCTGATAGGTATAAGCCACAGCGTCGGAAAGATCGGTGTATTGCTGGATCTGCCACTCGACAGCGTGCGTCGAAACGCGCTCACCGGAATAGCCCTTAGACCGATAAACGACGCCATTACCGCGTGCGTCACGGCCAAGCCAGAATAGGCCATTGTCGAGTTTGGCGACTGAATAGGCGGCAAGACAGCCTATTTCGTTAAACGCTCCCTGAATACGCGCAAGCGGAAAATCCGGCGTGCCGGCGTTATACCAGACTTCGACGGTGTTGACGCCAAATAGCCAGACCTCGCGGTGATCGACGATCAGCGTGACAAGATCGTC